TGCTTCATAGAACAATCATCTGCAAAATAATTTTGCAATAAATAATTAGAAGCCCTTATGTCTTGGATTGTATTTTGATCCTGTGTGCAAGTATCATTTCCAATTCTTGACATATTTTCAAATGTAAAGTTAGTAACGTACGCCATATTTATATATAAAAACATTATTTTATTTTGCCACAAATACTAAATTATTCTATTATATAATTCACTATACTAAGATTTAAAACAATATATTACAATTTTTATATACTTCATATTGTAATGATTCTTGTAACGACATTTTATATTCCCGAAAATGAAGAAAGAAAGAAAGAAATCAATAAATGTTTACATAAAAACTGCTTGAATTCACATATTCAAAAGATCTATTTATTAAATGACAAAGTCTACAACTTGCCAATAGACGATAAACTATTGAAAAAAGTGGAACAAGTTGTAATCAATCAAGAAGCCAATTATAAATTGCGTTTTGATCACGCAATCCATTTCATTAATTCTAATCTTCAAGGAAAAATTTGCGTTCTTTCTAATAGTGATATTTACTTTGATAAGAGCTTATCTAAAATTGATAGCACAACCATTTCAAACAATGTTTATGCTTTATTAAGATATGATGAATCTGAAGATGGTCAATTTATTAAGTTGTATTCAAAAGAAGGGAAGCCCAGATCAGACTCTCAAGACTGTTGGATTTTCAAGAGTCCACTAAAAGTAGACACCAAACTTTTGAACTTTGAGTTCGGCACTCTTGGTTGCGATAATGTATTTGCCAATATAATTTACAATTCTGGAATTTATATTAGCAATCCTTGCTTACAAATTAGATCCATACACGTTCATTCTTCCAATTTCAGGACATATAATTATTCTACAAGACTTTTGGGAACTTATTGTAAGTTACCGCCTTGTAACTTGAGAGAAATGCCTCCTGTATTTTTTACCGATCAATGGAATAATATAGAACAAACAAAATAAAATAAAGAATGTACTTTGATTAATATAGAGTATATCGTAAGTTGTCCTGCAATAAGGCAAACTCGTTACCCTCCTTAGCACTTGGCATATTACCATATAAGAACTGTCCAAATGCACCTTGATCAGAAGCAACACGGGTATTAGGAGTTGAATTAAATACCCTCAAAGATTGATCTAAATAGAAGTTCTCTCCTAAATCACCGAATAATTGTTTGTTAGTATTTTTTATGCCTGGATTCAAGCTCTGTACCATTTTCTTTACGTTTTTTGTAATATCTTCATCAACATCAACATTGAATGAAGGTGGCGCGGCCAATCTATTTGGTTCATCATTGATCTGTGTTAAAAGTACATTATTGAATGGATTTTTTTTAGTAACTGATTCAAAATCACTTTTTAAGAAAGATTGAAGTGTTTCAGGGTTTATAATTCTAGGTGCATCTGCAACATAATTTTCTTCAGGACTTTGAAAGCTAACCCGTTTTCTAAAACCTTCTTTTTTTGCCTTTGTATTTCCGTTAGTTTTGTAATAATACATTAAGATAATTGCAAAAAGCGTAACAAATCCAACAAATAAAATATTAATAGACATTGTAAAAATAAATCCTAAAATAGATAATATGATGACCAACCTACTAATAGAATTCATCTTCTCTTCAAATGTCATTTTTGGACAAGGCCATAGTTGAGTAACAGCATTTTTGTTTAATAATATTGTAGGGTCATTTAACCAAAATATATTTGACATATTATATATATAACATTACTTAATTTTTATAGAATTTTAAATTTACAAAAATTAAGTCTAAATGCTCAAAGAAAAACAAAAACATTTATTTCTTATTGTTATTTCTTATTCTTATTTTTTCCTTTCTTTTTTTTGTTTGACTTTGATTCACTTGATTGTGGCTTTGCTCCAACTGGTGTGCGTTCAACTTTCTCTCCTGTACTAAATACAGATAAAAGTTGTTCATCTGTTAAAGCCCCTGCACCATTTTGTGATTGTTGTTGTGATTGTGATTGAGCCTGTGCTTTTGCATCAATCTTGCTCTTCATTCTCTCTTTCATTTCTGCCATTTTCATATTTTGTTGAAGCTTAGATTTCATTGCATTCATATTTGGCTTTGCACCGCTCCCTAATCCCATTCCCATACCCATCTTTGCCAACATACTTTGGATATCGCCCATCCCAGGCATATTCTTCATCTTATTCATCAAGTCACTTGCCTCTGCAATTAATTCAGTCTCTTTAATATCACCTGATTTAATCTTGCTATCCAATTTATCTCCAACATTTTTCACCATATTCATTAGTTTACCTGGATTCTTGAATAAGTTTTGGAATACACCCTTAACATCTGTTGTACCTTCCAAGTCAATATTCAAATCATTTGCGGTTTCTTCAGCAATCTCCTTGGCAAGATTCCCTATTTTACCGCTCATCATATTGTTGATATGTGAATGAATATCATCTGCAGAAGGCATATTTTCCATATTGATTCCACCTGTTGAACCTTGTTCTCCTTCTTCGCATTCTCTTTCTCCTTCAAAGTTTATTCCATTTTCAAATAATCCTTGCATTTTTTCAAGGGTTTCCTCTAATTTCCCCTTGAAATCTTCTTCATCAATATTTTCAAATAATTTGGCAGTGTTTCCAAATGCCTCTTTACTGTGAACACATCCAATTACAGAAATAGAGATCAATTGTAAATATTTCCAAATCGTCTCACGCGTTTTCTCGCTAATATCTAATTGCCATAAATATTTGAAACTTATTCCTGGCAAAAAATCTGTATTAGAAGATGATTCTTCACTAAACATTTCATCATTTTGATATAAAATTTCAAAAAAACGTTCAGGATATACTGATAAACAATGTTTAAAGACAAATTTAATGCGATTTTGCTTATCCTTTAGTAACTCTGTATTTCTCTCTTCTTCATTCTCAATGTCATCAAATGATTTTACTTTCCACCACTTGTTAATTATCCCTTCATATTCTGGAAAAGTATTTAAAATGTCACTAATAAAATCTGGAACAATTTTCACAAATTCTTCTGGAGGTTCAACAGTTTGAGTAGTCATTTTATATGTCTTAAATAATATTATTTATTTAAATCAAACTAAATAACATTAGTTTATTTTTACTATTAGGTCTTTTATTTTCCCATTCAATCAATTTTCCCAATAATGTGCAGATAAAACAGCTAAATTTTGTACGTATTTCATACACTTTTTTTGTTCTTCTTGATTCATATTCTTCAAAGGTCCCCTTAATCTATTGATTGCTTCTAATGTTTTTGAACTCCATTCACTTAAATTTACAACATCATTATTATAATCTTTTTCAATGAAAAAACTTGCATCGCCTTCTTCAATAACTTTTTTGTATTTCATAACCACATATCTATACCATACATCAATCAAAATCTTAGGGTTTAGTTTTCTAAAAAATATAAATGCATTCTTAGCCAAGATTAGATCAGGATCTTTGGGAAAAACAAGAATTACATCTTCTACAAATTGCATAAATTGATCATTAAATGTTTTCAGAAATTGCGATTTCATTTGAGAATTCATTTTAATAGTAGTTTGAGAATCTATTTGAGTAGTCATATTTTTATTATCATTAGTATTATTTTTTTAAGTTTATTCCATAAAATAAACAAAGTTGATTTCTAAATTATTATGTCGCATACATAAGACCGCAATTTCCACCAACAAATGTTACCACATTAATTCTCTCTTCAAAAAGTACAAGATTAAAGTTATAATCATAAATCCTCCAAGTTGGCTTATTAATTCCTATAACGTTCCCTGTTTGTGGATCACATATTGTAAGTGACTGTGCAAGTGGATCCAATGGCGGAACAATCGTATTCATTTCAAAAACAATATTATTAAACCGATTCATATTGATTGCTCCAGAAGGTTGTAAATCAAATGGAGATGTATTCATACAAAAGTTATAACAATATAGACCATCTGGTGCATTTCCCCCTGTGCGCAAATATTTCTCAATTAAGTTATAAACTGTTGCAGGTTGATTATTCTCTCTATAAGAACCATCTAACAATATTCCTAAATAAACCAAAATATCTTTTTCATTATCAAAACTATATGTTCCTGTAATCATCCAACCTGTTAGTTTTCCGTCTGCATTCACTCCTGGACCAATTGGCACTTCAGTAGGAACTCCATTATTATATCTAATGGTAGTATATGCGCTTGTTGTTGGCGCTTGAATCAAATCATTCGGAATATATCTATACGGCCAATTCGTATAATTGCTCCATTCATTGCGCAAGTTGACATCACTTCGCTGCATATAAAATAAATAACTACTAATCATACCTAGCGAATCCAGTTGGATCTTATTTGGACCAGTCACATTATAAAAAACCGACTCGCGCACTTGTCTAAATAAATACTTCTGTTCATTAAGTGCAAAGATTCGTGACTCTTCATTAGAGAGAAAGCAATAAGTACAATTCAAGTGGACATTTGCATTCCATAATGTCCGCTGATCAGTATAAGAATTTACACCCAATTCAATATCCGGTGGAGTTTGTAAGAACCTGTAAAATTGCATATACCATAAGTTGAAATTTGGTGCAACATAAGGATAATTATTAACACTATCAAATACGTCACGTATTTGAAAAAGCTCTTGTATGGGTCTCAATGTAATAGTTATATGAAGTTCATTGTATTGCAGTGAAACAAGCGGAAATCCCATTTGCGATCGGAGACCGAACCACGCATTTAGTGGTACAATTATAGTGCGTCCACGAATGGAAGGTTCAGCACCAGCTGGATTTGAAGTATAAAAGGCATTTGGATATGCATTTACACGCGTCCCCGCATTTGCCGGATCAAATATCTCAGGAACATTCCCAACCATTTTATCAAATAAATCTTTTTTTTCTCCAGTAAAATCTCGCTGTACTTGGGCCAACAAATAAGATCCCGAAAATTCCTGGATCGTCTGATTACCACAAGTAATTGAAATCTTGGAAATCAATTTAGCACCAAGATTTTCAATCCACCTGAACTCATAAGGAATCCAAGCACCAGCATTATTTTGTTCAGTTGTTGTATCGTTTACTGGTGGCATTATTGGACTCCATATGTTTGGTAAATCTAGTGATAAGTAGCAGTCCATTAATAGGTCGGCATAACGCTTAACCTTGAATGTGAATACGGATTCTTCAGCAAGACGCAATGTTTTTGCACCTTCAAAATCTAAACGAAACTTCTGAAGACCAAAATTTGTGTACTTTGCATAAGTACTCTTGAAAAATGTTTTTGTTGGGTTGCCAGTTAATATAATATTTTGTTGCCCTTCTGATACTAAGTTCATTAAGCCACCTGCCATTGTTTTGTTATAATATAACAACAATATATTTAATTGAATTATTTTGAAATACACTTATTTTGAAATAAAATTATTTTGAAATACAATTATTATAAAAATAATATAATATATTAGATAATGTCTGATACAACAAATCCAAATATAAGATCAAGAATGGGAAACGCTTTCGGAAAAGCAAAAAATGTATTGCGAGATACAATTGCACACGTAATGCAAAATATAGATGAAAATTTCATAACTATATTTATTACCATTGCAATTATAGTTGTTGCAATTATGATAGTTATTTATTATTTTATCAAGAAAACTTATGTTTCTAGAACTTGCAAAACAATGGATAATTTGTATTCAGATAAAAATTTGAAAATTTCAAATGCTGTTACTAGTTCTGACCCTGATAGTCAATATGCATTAAGAGACTACTATATCAAGACTGCATACAATTGTTGCAGTTTAGGAAGTTATAAAAATTCATTTGTAAGCATATGTATGTTTAAGGATTTGGTAAGACAAGGTGTTCGTGGTTTTGATTTTGAAGTGTATTCTATTGACAATCAGCCGGTTATTTCCACGTCTACTGAAGACGATAATTATTATGTTAAAGAAACATATAACTATGTCCCATTCTCTCAAGTAATGGAAATTATAACAAATGCATCTTATGCACCTAATCCTCGCGATCCAATTATTTTTCATTTGAGAATTAAAAGTACCAATATACCAATGTACGAAAATTTAGCTGCACTCTTTAAAAAATATGATAACTTTTTCTTAGGTCCTGATTACAGTTTTGAAAATGGTTTAAAAAATATTGGTGAAGTGAAAATTGCTGAATTACAAGGTAAGATTGTAGTAATCGTGGATAAATCCAATATGACCTTTATGGATTGCAAAGCATTCTATGAATATGTAAATATGACAAGCAATTCAGTATTTATGCGTGCACTAAGATATTATGATGTCAAAAATACACCTGATATGGCCGAACTCATTCAATACAATAAGAAGTTTATGACAATTGCAATGCCAGATAAAGGTGCTACTCCACAAAATCCCAATCCAATTGTTTGTCGTGAAATGGGTTGTCAAATGATTGCAATGGTTTACCAGAACTTTGATAATTATTTAGCTGCTGATAGTGCATTCTATGATAAAAATGGTACTGCGTTTGAATTGAAACCTGAAAGACTAAGATACATCCCTATTTACATTGATGATCCTGCTCCTCAAAACCCTGACTTCTCTTACGCAACAAGAAATGTTTCTGCGGATTATTACAAATTTGAGATTTAAGATTGTCTTTATTTTTGCATTTGTTTATCTTTAAAAATAATATATTTTTCAAAACTATATTATATTTTATTATATTAGTAACTAAAAATGCCAACAAAATTATGTGATAAAGGAATGTCTTTTGAAGATTGTGAACTCACTATATTAAGAGCAGCAGTAGATAATGCAGAAGAAAAACTCGGTAAAAGAATAGTTAATTCACCCGAAATAAAACAAATCATTGAAATTGTTGAAAACTTTATTAAGAAAAAAGGTCTTATTTGTTATGGTGGAACTGCAATCAATAATATTTTACCTAAAGAAGACCAGTTTTATAACAAAGAAGTGGAAATGCCTGATTACGATTTCTTCACTGCAAATGCACTTGAAGATGCTAAGGAACTATCTGATGTATATTTTAAAAATGGGTTAACCGAGGTAGAAGCAAAATCTGGACAACATTATGGAACATACAAGGTATTTGTTAATTTCATACCTGTTGCAGACATTACAAGTGTTCCAAAGGATTTATACAAAAGACTCAAACAAGAATCTATCAAAGTCGCTGGTATTTACTATGCTCCTCCGAATTATTTAAGAATGTCTATGTATTTAGAATTATCTCGTCCTGCTGGCGATACCAGTCGTTGGGAAAAAGTCTTGAAACGTCTTACACTTTTGAATAAACATTATCCACTTACTGCAAATCAATGTATGCAAGTGGACTTTCAGAGAGAAATGGCTGATAAGGTTCGCGGAAACGAAATTTACGAAACTGTCAAAGACACATTGATCAATCAAAGCGTCGTGTTCTTCGGCGGTTATGCGATCTCTCTTTATTCAAGATATATGCCTGTTGCCCTTCAAAAACAGTTGAAAAAGATCCCTGATTTTGATGTAATTTCAAATGATCCTGAAACAACTGCTGAAATCATCAAAGAGCGCCTGAAAGACATCAATATCAAAAATGTCAAGATAATTAAACGCCCAGCAATAAGCGATGTCATTCCTGAACATCTTCAGGTTCAAGTTGGCGAAGATACAATTGTTTTTATATATAGACCGATTGCTTGTCATAGTTATAACAATATTGTAGTTCAAGGTAAACTTATTCGCGTTGCAACGATTGACACTATGTTGAGTTATTATTTGGCATTCTTATATACTGGTCGCAACTATTATGACGTAGATCGTATTCTTTGTATGGCTAAATTCCTTTTTGAAGTACAACAGAAAAACCGTCTACAACAAAAGGGGCTACTCAAAAGATTTAGCATTACTTGTTATGGACATCAAGAAAGTCGCGAAGAAATGCGTGCTGAAAAATCCGAGAAATTTAAAGAATTGAAAGATAAACGCAATTCTAAAGAATTTGAAGAATGGTTCTTGACTTATCGTCCTATTGATAAAATGAAAACAAAAACAGATACAGGAACTAAAACAGTAAGTTCAAAAAACTCTAAGTCTAAAAAAAAAGCAACAGAAAAAAAGAAAAAGAGTCAGAAAAGAGGCCGTGGTGGGTTTTTCATCTTCAAATAACTCGTAACACACAAATTTAATTCATTCATAATATTTATAATACAAATCTATATATATTATGTCGTATTCAAGGCAATTATTTCCTTCAAAATTAAGTAATGGTACTACAGGACCCCAAGGAAGCACAGGACCTGAAGGAGCCAGAGGACCCCAAGGAACTACAGGACCTGAAGGTGTCACAGGACCCCAAGGAGTCACAGGACCTGAAGGAGCCACAGGACCTCAAGGAGCCACAGGACCCCAAGGAGTCACAGGACCCCAAGGAACTACAGGACCTGAAGGTGTCACAGGACCTGAAGGAAGTAGTTATTGGAGTTTAGACGTTTATGGTAATATTTATAATATTAATTCATCTGGAAGAGTTGCCATTAATAAAATACCAGATACTTCTGCAAATCCCCCTACATTAGATGTAAACGGTAATATATCAACCATAAATGGTATTATAGGATATCAAATACCAGCACTTAATACTTTTTATTATTCTTCAAGTTCTCAATGGACAAGTATACTACCAATTCAACTTCTTACTAGAGGGACGTGGATAATAAACGCAAGTGCTTATACAAATGGATCAAATATTATGATGACAATCAATAGTGGAAATAGTGGAAATAAAAATAGTCCAACTCCATTGTATCAACCACCAGTTGCTGAAGGTTCTGATGTTATTCTTTCATATTCAGGTGCAGGTCAAAATTCTTATACAAACGGAAACTCAGCAAACATAACTTATGTTGCATATGTTACTGTTCAAACAGACTATAATATAAATGTTCTTGCAACAGATGGTCTACCAGTAAATGGAAGTTACAGTTTTACATTAATTGGATAATTATCATTTCCAAATCAAAAACAATAAAACTCAACAAATTGATTATAAAGATTTATAATCTTTTCTCTAGAAGAATGAAACAATTTGTGATTGAATATACCAGAATATTCCTCTTTAGAGAAAAAAGTCTTTAATAAATTCAAAATGCAAATTATAGTTATAACGATTCTCTCAATAGAATATTTTATAATTCTATTATTTATTTGATCGATGATTTTCCAGTCTTCCACATAACTGCACATTTGAGTTCTATTTTCTTTCATAAAAAAGAGATGAATATCCAATACTCCAGCCATTATACGATGAAAATTGCTGCATTCATTTTTCACACATAATAAATATTTTACCTTATCACTTCCAACTAAATCCAAATACAATGTCTTTTGATTTGTTTTCACATCTTTTTGTTTCATATTTCTCTCTTCAAAAGAGAAAATATGAGGAAAAATACCATCAACATATTGATTTTGATGAACAATTTCTCCATTCATTAAAAATGGAATAAAACTAGATCGCCTTATACATTCTATTAAATGTTCATTATCATTGAAATTAGTATCCACTACTTTCTTATTTGTTTCAATATCATAATAACAAATATATAATTTATTTTTCATTTTTTGATAAGTATTATTTGGCATCTTAGTAAGAATTTTTTCTAATAAATTATTAATAAAATCTAAATTATGATATTCCTTAAATTTTTTTAGCGATTCACTATATAATTCCTCTGCCAAATTTAATTCGTCTATTAAATATAATAACGCGCACATTGCACCAATGCTACATCCTGAGTACTTTTGTATTTTTATATATTTGCGTTTTTCTAATTCTTTTAAAAAATATAATGCGCCAATCAAATAACTTCCGTTAAAAATTCCGCCTTCCAATATTAAATTCATATTTTTGTTTTTCTTAAGTTTTTGAATAATACTTTCGGGAAGTTCATCTACTAATTTTTTTACACATTCTTTTATCATTTAATCAATATATATTTTTTATTTTTTTGGATTTATCTTATACAAATCAAAATTTAAAAAATATATATTTACTAGTATTGGGTCGGTTTGTGTCTTGAACTTATCCATACATTTCACGCATTTCACTATATGTTGGTCTTCGACCTGTTTTTTTTTCAAAATCATTAAGACCAGATTGCATAAATCCTGTTAAAACGTTAATAGTTTGTTCCACAGTTTTACAACTTGCTAATTCTTTACTATTTTTAATAAATGGCAAATTACTATCACTCTTTTCTTTTATGATCTTATTTACAAAATCATTTGTTTTTATTCCTTCTGAAAAACAACAACTGGTTGTTTCTTCTTTTTTCTCTTCTTTTCTTCCACAAGCTGGTTCCTTGGTATAAGACTCAAAACTTCGTGATAATGTTTCACCTGGATAATTCGCTCGTGTATAAGTTTTACCTGGAATAACTTCTGGTCTACTACATTGTGCTCCAATAATTGGTATTGGTATTGGTCTACTACATTGTGCCCCAATAACTGGACTTGGTCTACTACATTGCGCTCCAATAACAGGCTGATTATTTTCGGATTGTGATTTTATTGGTTGTTCCATTCTTACCTATTATAGCTTTATTTTTTTAAGTCTTTTCAAAAATAATTTATTGTGTATTATAGACAAACTCCATCTAAAATGCGCTATAATATACCATTACTTTTGAAAGCAAGTAGTAGAGCATTCCAAAAAGTGCACTCATAAAAAGTAATCCATAAATATTAATATTTCCGTCCTTGTAAAAGAGTACAGGAAAGAATTTATATAAATATTTCTTGAAGATAGGCAATTGAAACAAAAAATAAAGAACTGCTATTAAAAGCGGAATCTGAATCTCATCATACAATTCATCTAAGCTGTCCTTGTATTTAAGATTTTTGTTATAATTCTCAATAATATTTTCAGCAGTGTTTTCATATTCATTTATATAGTCCTTTTGCTGCTCAGGAGGAATATAAGTGGGTTGAATTTGATCGTCGTGCATAATATTTTCTGTGCTTTGTGGAATATCTCGTGATGGTAATTGAGTTGCTCCTGTGACGCTTGCTTGTTGCAATCCATTAACAATTTGGCTAATAGTTTGTTGATCTAAAGACATAGAAGTAGAAGGAGGAGCAGACCCTTTTGAGTTTGACATCTCACTTATTTGCAAATCAACCTTTGGAAAAGGTTGCGGCCCTCCTCCTCCAATAGATCCCCCTCCAATAGATCCCCCTCCAATAGATCCCCCTCCAATAGATCCACCACCAACTGGATCCGTCGGTAAATCATTTATACTTGTGCTATCACCTGACATATAATTATTATAATCAAATAATTTATAATAATTACGCATAATTAGTTTGAGTTCACTGTTTTCTTATTTACATCGCATTTTGTTGGTTTTGCATTATATTTATAACATTTTTCTTGAAAACGATATATTTGTCCATCAATATCAGAAGAATCTGGAGCCTTTAATATTATACAATTTTTCCCTTTGCAAACTGTTCTAAAGAGAGAAGCTAAACCGAAACCTAATATTACTGACATTAAATAATGACCATTTGTTGTATGTAAGAACTTTGATAAA